CTATGGTCCTTATCTCTATTCGGATCCTTGGGACAACGATAGTGACATAGGTCTTGCAACTAGTTCTTATAGAGTTAGATCAGAAGAAATCGAAGGTAGACCTACATATGGTGATAGTCAGCAGAACCCTCCTGCTGGGTCCCTGGTTCAAGACTGGGAATACTCTGAGGGTCTTGGTAATATGGACATCCATAATGGAAGATTCTGTATTACCCCAGAGTTCCAAGACGGCACATATGCGTACTTCCTAACCACTGAATTAGACAGTGAGAACAATCTGGAAGCAGTGTTCCCTTATATTATGGGAACAACATCTCGTGAGACACTAGATCAACCCCCAAACAATGGTGCTGCTACACCTCCCCCTCCCGATCAGGGTGGTGGCGGTGGAACTGTTGCCCCAGCAACGATCCAGATCGCTCTGCAACCGCAGAACGTTACGAGCAATGTTGGTCAAACAGTCACATTCAGTATTACCGCTTCTATTATCCCAGAAGACGGTCCCAAGTCCTATCAGTGGTATAGATCTACTGATGGTGGATTCTCCTTTGCTGTGCTTACTGGTGCAACCGACTCGACCTATCAGTTCACCGCACTTAATTACATGTCTGGATATAGATTCAGATGTGAAGTGCGTGGTCCCTTGGGTCTGGGTGTAACACCTGCACAAAACTCACCACTGACATCTGACGTTGCGACACTCACCGTAACTGGATTCGGTGACGGTCAGGGTGATGCAGACTTCTCATCTACTGAGGTCAAGTTCTCGACAACTCAGACCTCCTTTGACGCAACATAAATAGAACTGTAAAAAAAGAACGATCATGACAAAGCAGTTAGTCGGTATTGGATCTTCGGCAAATGATGGGACAGGTGATACCCTTAGAGACGGTGCTATCAAATATAATGCTAACTTTGACGAGCTATATGAACGTCTTGGTAACAACACTGAGATTCTAATTGATATCGGTGCTGGTATCACTGAGGGACAGGTTCTCCAATGGAGCACCACTCCTTCTCCTGCCTTCCGTGGGGCAGACTTTAACCTGCTAACTGGCAACCTCGATACTAATGGTAACGAGATTCAGTCTGATGGTGCAGATGCCATCGTACTCAAACAGACTGGTACTGGTGACATCCAACTCTGGGCAGGTGGATCTGGTTCTCCATACACTTACATCGATGGAGATGATGGATACCTTAAATGGTACGCTCCTTACGCTGAGCTATCTGATCTTCCTGATGCGACTAACCATCATGGTATGCTTGCTCACGTTCATGGCACTGGCAAGGCATACTTTGCTCACTCTGCTGCTTGGGTTCCCCTTGTAGACGAGAACCAAAGTATTTCTGTTCTGAATGACGTTGATACCACAGTAAATGGTGGTCCGTCTGATGGTCAGGTTCTGAAATGGGTTGCTGCCAATAACAAATGGCAACCTGCTAACGATGAGCAAGGAACTGGTGGCACGGGTGGCACCACACAGAATCTCTTCGAGACTTTCAATGCCGATACTGGTACTACTACTGCTTCTGCTCCTAACGATACCCTCATTATTGCAGGTGGTACTAACATCTCCACTACTCTGGTTGGTGATACTCTTACTATTGATATGACAGGCACCCTGGGTGACCTGGACCAGAATGTGTTCACCACCTTCGGCGCTGATAACGGCACTACGACTGCAACTACTACCACTGACACTCTTACGTTTACTGGTGGTACTGGAATTACTACTAACTTGAATGCTGGTGCTATTACTATCACCAACAATGCACCTAACGTAGTTCAAAATGTCCTTCAAAGTCTGTCAGGAGACACTGGTTCGTATACTGCTGACGCCTCTGATTCTTCTTTCACGATTGCTGGTGGCACTGGGATCACTACTGCGCTATCTGGGTCAACGCTTACTATTACTAACACTGTCTCGCTACCCAATATCACAGAAGGACAGTCCCTCGTTAAGGGAGCATCTGCATATGAAGGAGTAGCATCTCCTACTCTGAGTTATGCTTTCACTGCTGCCGATAGCAGCAACTACACAGTTAATGGTCCTGGTATTAGTGGTGCAACAGATCCTACGATCTATGTCTATCGTGGATTCACATACAGATTTGATAATCAGACTGGTAGTGGACACCCATTGGAACTGAGAGTTTCTAATGGTGGTTCTCAGATTAGTGGAACTACTGGTTCTATCACTGGTGTCCAATACTGGACAGTTCCTCAGAGTCTTGCTGCTGGTACAACATATGTGTATCAGTGCAACATTCACTCGTCTATGGTCGGTAATATCGTGGTGGTCTAATGCCAAGAACAGTCCCAGGATCAGGTGCAACTATCGAACCCGTCTTTAACTCTGTATATGGAGTTAAGGACGTTATCGTAACGAATGGTGGTAGTGGGTATGACCCCAACGATCCTCCAAGGTTGTCTATTGGTAATTGTGGCACCCCTATAAGAGACGCTGTTCTTAGGGCAAACATTGCTGACAATGGTGAGATTCTATCTGTCGATGTGGTGGACCCTGGTGAGGGTTACGATCCTCTTCGTTTGGACATCGTTAGTAACGACCCAAACGTCACCGATGCAGACGCTAACATTTATCTGAATGCTGACGGTTCTGTTAGTTTCTTGCAGGTCAATCAACCTGGTGATGGATACTTTAACGCTGAGGCATACCTCAGAGGTGGTGGTGGATCTGGCGCAGAACTAGTCCCTGTCACTGGTGGTGTGACTGGTCTTGCTGTTGAGAACAACGGTAGAAACTATACCTCCGAAGATATTACTATCGTCATCTCTGGTGGTGGCGGTGGTACAGGTGCCGAAGGTGTTGCTGAGGTCAACCAGTTCGGTGTTATTGAAAGTATTACAGTATCGGAAGAAGGTGAGTTCTTCGAGACTCCTCCTATCCTACAAATCATTGGTGGTGGTGGATCTGGTGCCGCTGCTGAGGCAGAGATCAATCTGGGTAGAATCACTAATATCAACCTGCTGAATCCTGGTGGTGGATATACTTCTGCACCTCAGGTTATCTTCACTCGTGATACCAACCTGATTAGAGCACAGAGAAACAGAACATCTCTCGTCTCTGACTTCTACAATATGACTGCTATCATCAGAGATGTTGAGGCAAATGATGGCACCCTCTATGTAGAAACAACAGCAGCATTCCCTGGTTCTGGTAAGTTCCAAGTTGGAACTGAGATTATTAGATATACAGGTAAGACACCAATCTCATTTACTGGTTGTGATAGAGGTATCAACTTCCGCTACGACCAGCGTGTGATCCTTGACAATCTTGCTACGGATCCTAATACAGGTATCTCTGGATATTCTTTCACAGTATCTGACCGTGTTAGAAGAGTTGAAGAAGATAAGACCAACAAGGTTGCTATCGTTTATGACTGGCGTCCTAATACCAGAGAACTGTTCCTGACATTCCAAGTCGATGAACTGGCGTTCATTGATGGTGGTAGATCTAATGAAAGCACTGCTGTGATTCAGTTCATTGCAGGTTCTTCTGCTTCGTCTGGTACAGGTGTTGAACCTCACGTTCTGATTGAAGATGAGACTGGAAGTATTGTTACTTTTACAGATCCTCTCTCCACATTGGAAGGATTCCGTTTTGAAGATAATGATGAATTAGATGGTGCAGGTGACGGTATCATCGACCTGGTAAATACTGATACAGACTTTGAGAACGAGATCAGTCTTGACGGTGGTATCGCTTCCTCACTGTATGGTATTGAAGAAACAGTTGGTGGTCAGAACACTACCCTGTTCCAGCAAGGTGATCAGATCTATGACTCCAACCTGGTTCCTCTGACTGCAACCATTTCTACTGCTGGTGAACTGGGTGATGGTGTTGAGCATATTGCTACAACTACTATCCAGATTAAGAACTGGAATGGCACCTTGTATTCCGTTGGGGAAACTGTCACTGGAACCTCGACAGGTGTTACTTCTGTTGTTGCTGAGGCAATGAGTGCAGAAGCAGATGCCTTTGGATATCACTATATCAAGTTGAAGGAACTTACTAACAACGGCAACACCTATAAGTACACGACTGCTGACACTCTTAACGGTCAGTCGTCGGGCGCTACTGGTGAGTTCGTCAAACAAGAATACACCAACCTCGTCAGAACTGAACCTGAGTAAACCCCATAAATAAAAGGAAGGTAATTGCTGAAAGATGGCACTTCTAACAGATCAATTTAGGATTTTCACTGCGAAGAGATTCATCAAATCTTTGGAAGGTGCTGATCCCACGCAGTCCGACCTGGTTGCAGGCGCTAATAGAGACCGTCTCTATGTGTTCATCGGTCGTCCCCAAGAATGGGACAACGAGAATGCGCCACCGACTCCTGTTGACTCGTTCCAAGAGTTCTCGGA